CATATAGGGTATGTGGTATATATGATACTACATAAGAAACAGGTACTTATTTCAGAGTAGACAGAACGGTCTGTATGTACCTCCCCCTGCGCGTTAACCGAATTCTGGTTAATGGTTGAGGCTATCAATCAATGGGTAATTGGACAGGGACAGGACGTGTAATCACATAACCCACACACTGATGACGTGTAATAGGATGATTACCAGTGTAGGGATGTGTAATGTGTTAATTACACAGATGCGGCATGTAAATAGGAAAAGTGGATGGGTCCAGCAGCTCTTGAGAACGTGCACCCCACATCGCGCTTCCCCCAAAAATTATCTGGACATTGTATATTATTACAGTATGATTGCGTAAATAATGTTTGAGGATTAAACATGCAGATAGAACCTGGTGTGCCCATGAGGGGTTACACCACGCGTCCCCCGAAGTACCGGTTTCCCTTGGCGGAGATGGAAGTTGGCGACAGCTTCTTCGTGGCTTATGGGGATATGGATGCGAAGTCTTTCTTGCAGACCTCACGCAGTTTGATCAGCCGGTATGGGAAGTTGTACGGACGCAAGTACGCAACCCGGCGGTTGGACGACGGCTTCCGAGTCTGGAGGATTGAATGAAGAAGCTTAAGCGTTGGCTCTTGTCTTCAACCAGCCTGACGCCCATCATGGGGCTGGTAAAGTACTAGCCTTGGAGACACTTATGCCTGTGTTCGGTATGTCACCCGATTTCCTTGCCGGTCGGCCTAAGAGGTCTGACGTGCAGCCCGTCATGTTTGGCGGCGAGAGCGCTGTTGGCGCTCCGCTGGAAGGATTGAAGCAGGCCCAAGAAATGCAGGCGGTTGGCGCCCCGGCTGAAGACATCTTTGCCAAGACAAAGACGCCTCAGACAACAGGGTGGTTCCAAGGGCCGGAAGAAAAGTGGCGGTTTGAGTTCAGCGACAAAGACGCTCAGTTCAATCCAGAAGCGCTTGCCAAAATGCACGGCGGCCAAGGCATCGCGCTTGATCAGCTTCTGTCGCACCCGCAGTTGTTTCAATACTACCCGCATCTCAAAGACGTAAAGCTGGAAGCTTTGACGCCGCAAGAAGAGGCAACTGGTCTGCGCGGGTCTTATAACCCCAGCACAAATGTTCTGAAGTTGCTGCGTGATCCTGAGCAGGCGCGCGGAACGCTGATGCACGAACTCCAACACATGATCCAATCAAAAGAAAACTGGGCGGCTGGCGGCGGAGATGAGGCCCCATCAGAATTTGCCAAATTGACTGGGTTGCAAAAATCAGTAACCGGGTTGTTGAAAAGCATGAGCGATGGCGATAAAATAACAGAAGAGTTTGAAAAGAAATTTAAAGAAGTTCAAAACATGGCTTACAACGACCCGCGCAGAAGCGAATTGTTTGACAAGCTTTTAAAAGAAAGACAAGCCGCGTGGGATGCAAATACAAAGAAATATAAAGAGTCTGAAAAGAAAAGAGAAGCTTTTAATGAAAAAGCTAATCAATTCAAACGGTCGTTCTCTGGGTATGAAATCTATCGTCGCCTTGGTGGCGAAACAGAAGCCCGCAACACCGGTCAGAATAGGTTAATGATGGACCTTCTTGCGCGGCAGCAATCGTTGCCAACTACAACGCAAGACTATCCATACGAAGGGCAGTTAGTAATGCCTGAAAAATGACGCGGGGTGGAGCAGCCCGGTAGCTCATCTGGTTCATACCCAGAAGGTCGCAGGTTCAAATCCTGCCCCCGCAACCAACCCAATAGGCGGGCGTAGCTCAACGGTAGAGCCACAGCCTTCCAAGCTGAAGACGAGGGGTTCGACTCCCCCCGCCCGCTCCAATATGCGCCCGTAGCTCAGCCGGATAGAGCATCGGTCTACGAAACCGAGGGTCAGAGGTTCAAATCGTTCCGGGCGCACCAACACACGAGGGACCATGACGTTCAACCTGAAGCACTTCTACCACTTCTGCTCTCAGCTCAAGATTGAGACCAAGGAGCAGGGCCTGCGGAAGATGGACAAGCTTCTGGGAACGCAGACCTATGTGATGAACGAGATTGCAAAGGGGCTTGAGGATGATTGCCATTTTTACGTCATTCTTAAGGGCCGTCAGCTTGGTATCACCACCATTAGTCTGGCTCTTGATTTGTATTGGACTTTTACTCATCCAGGCTTACAAGCCACTCTGACAACCGACACCGAAGAAAACCGGGACATGTTTCGCACGACGTTGGCGATGTACATGGACGGGTTGCCCAAGGAATATAAAATCCCGCAGATCACCCACAACAGGAATTCGCTGAGCCTGCGCAATCGGTCTCGCCTGTTCTATCAGGTGGCTGGATTGCGGGCCAAGGGCAGCCTTGGACGAGGCAAGGCTATCACCTTCTTGCATGGCACAGAGACAAGCTCCTGGGGCGACGAGGAGGGCCTGGCGTCCCTGTTGGCGTCTCTTGCAGAAACCAATCCCGACCGCCTCTACATGTTCGAGAGCACGGCGCGCGGGTTCAACATGTTCCATGACATGTACACCACCGCCAAGAAGGCTCGCACGCAGCGCGCTATCTTCTGCGGATGGTGGCGCAACGAATTCTATTCCGTCGATCCCGAGTCTTCCGTTTACAAGACCTATTGGGACGGCAGGTTGACCGGCGAAGAAAAAGAATGGAACCGCGACATCAAGAAGATGTACGGCTTTGAAATTAACTCACGGCAGATTGCCTGGTGGCGGTGGAAGCTGCACGAGGGGATCAAGGACGACGCGCTCATGTATCAGGAATTCCCGCCCACGGAAGACTATGCTTTCGTGATGACGGGATCTTCGTTCTTTTCTAACTCCAGATGCTCGGAGGCCGCCCGTGTCGCCAAGAACAAAAAGTTCGACGCCTACCGATATTCCTTCGGATCAAACTTCCAAGACACCGAAGTCCTCAAAAGCTCGGACAAGCTCGCCACGCTCAAAGTCTGGGAAGAGCCCATCGACACCGCCTACTACGTCATTGGAGCAGACCCCGCTTATGGAAGCTCCGATTGGGCGGATCGTTTTTGTATACAAGTCTTCCGCTGCTACGCTGACGGCCTCGATCAAGTCGCCGAATTCGCAACCTCAGAACTCAACACCTACCAGTTTGCCTGGGTTATTGCTCACCTGGCGGGAGCGTATAAAAATAGCACACTTAATCTGGAAGTTAATGGACCCGGCCAAGCCGTCATCAACGAACTCAGAAACCTGAAGCGGCAAGCCGTTTCTATGGGCGGGACGACCGGCAAGGGCCTCATGCACGTTCTGGGCTCGATGACCAACTACATCTGGCGCAAGAACGATACGCTTGGCGGCATCTCGAACTCTATCGGCTGGCTGACCACGCAGGGTTCCAAAGAAAGGATGATGAACTACACCAAGGATTATTTCGAACGGCAAATGATGAACGTCGTCTCAATGGAAACCTTGGAAGAAATGAAAGGCATCGTCCGCGAAGGTGGGTCCATCCATGCGCCGGGCCGTGGCAAGGACGACCGCGTGATTGCGATGGCTCTGGCCTGCGCGGCCTACGCAGAGCAGCTTCAGCCCCGGCTTCTCATGGAGCGGTTGACGCGTCAGGTGTCTAACGCGCAAGAATGTATCACGCCGGAAGAGCTATCGGTCGGTCGCAACGTATCTACCTACCTCAAGCAGATTGGTATTTATGGACAATGATGACAATTCTCAGCAAGGCGGAAATCTACCGCCAGATGGAACGGTTCTGGAAGGACCAGGACAAGACGCTGAGCATTGCCATGTTTGCGGAGCTGTCAGGATTAAGCGCATCGCTTCTCAAGCGCGTGTTCCAAGTCAAGGACACCCCCATGAGCGAGCACACCCAAATCGCCGTGAGCCGAGCCCTGGAGCGTATGACCCGTGGCGACGTCGTAATGGTCTATGATAAGGGTAACAAACGCAGGCTGATCTACCGGCAGGAGCCCCGCCCCAGATTAGCCAAAAGTATGAGCCTGACAAATGATGGGGGAAAGATCGCCCTGAAAGTCGGGATCAAGAACAAGTCGGACTACTCCAGGCCCGGCTTCGATGAACAGTTCAACAAGTAAGGGGATGTTATGGCTATCTTGCGCGACTACAAATGCCCTCGTCACGGTTACTTCACTGGCTGGGAGCCCGTCTGCGACGAAGGATGCACCGATGTGGCTCAGGTTATTTTGCGAGCCCCCACCATGCGGGACTCCGTGATTGGTGGCCGATCAAAGCGTAATGACACCAACATCAAGAAGCTTGCCAGCGATTTCAACATGACGGACATCAAGTCCACCAGGGAAGGCGAGCACCAGACCGGCTACTTGGCTCGCAACAACGCCCCGGTTCCTGAACAGCCCCCGGCTGATCGGCCCGGCAGCGCCGTAATGTGGGGCGAGGCGGGCAAATACAACATGCAGAGTATGCTTGGTGGCATGGTCAAGCCTGTCAGAGACGAGCAAGTTGGCTTTTCTCCCAAAGATGCTAATCTCACGCGCGGACCAATGGCGGCCAGCTACTACGCTGACCACGACAACCTGAAGCTTGACAAATGATCATTCCCAAGGACGCCAACGACCGAGAGTCGTTCTATCAAGACC